TCCTGAAGAAACTGTAAAAAGATTCGTATCTTCGCAAGGTCATTTTACTTGTGAAGAATGCATGTTCAGAGATAATTCCCCAATAAAAGTTTTGAATAAAAAAGACATCATTATTAGGGTATACGAAATAAATAATAAATTCTATATTAAGAAGACCAGCGTAGGGGGCAAGATTTTGAGCTTTCACACTTCTTTGGATAGTGATACTGCACTTGACTTACTATTAAATGAATACGATGATAGACAATTAAAACTAATATAATGGCGGAACTAGTAAGAACTTTTCAACATTTAGCTGGTGAAGCAGAATTAATAATTCATGTCTTTAAGCATACTCTCGGAGAGTTCTCCTATCGTTCGACAATAAAGGTTAATGGAAAAGTAATTGTCCAAGTCAACTCAAACATTATGACTAACGCATCGGCTTTCTTCGATTCATTTGAAGCAAGAATTAAAGACTTTTACTCTGCCTATGGTGATGCAAATGAAAACGGAAAATAAAAACATTATTGCTGAGATCCCATTAATTGATGACGGTTATGGTAGATCTTTGGATAAAGTAAGATTAGAGGCAAAACTAATAGTCTTTAAAACTAAGAATAGGGTAAGAGATTCTTACGGTTCTATAATAACGTACAAGTATCGTCGTTCTCAAAACAGATACAAGAAGAACTTTGGCCCATATGTTTCTTACGTAGAAGCAATTGATAAAGCGTTAAGATATTGGTATGGGATATAGATTCTTTCAGATTTACTTTGAGACTCCTACTGGGTACTTTTCAGTGTATCTAATACAGCATGCCTACACAAGAGAGGAGGATATAATATGCAGATATAAAGCGGAAATAGTATTATCAGGTGACTCCAGAGAAAGTCATTGTATTTATAATGGCAACTGGAAGAGTAACTTGTTAGACGCTTTAATAGAGGGTATAGAAAAAGCTTATGAAAAGGGAGCACTAAAGCTCCTGTTTACAAAATGTTTGGAAGACGCACAAACTGTAGCAAAAATGTTTTATGAAGGGTAAACTAAAAATGCTCCATTCAATGGAGGTAGATGACTTCTCACTACAATTTTACTCTTATAAGGGTTTGGGTAATCCTGAAGTCTTTACATTTCAAGTACACTTTATAAAGACTAAGGGAAGAAGTTTTAACTTACTCTCTTCCGTAAGATATGTCTATGTAATAGATTGTATAGAACACGGCATAATTTTCTTTCAACAAATTATGGGATTTTTCCAACACCAAGAGTTTTTATTGATAGGTAAATACGGTCACTTTGACTTTGACGATTTTAACTTAAAATTTATAAATGTTACAATTAACCATAAATACTGTGAATGCCTTAGATTCGATGAAGTTTCCAATCAGTTGTTTAGTGGAACTTTACCTTATCTATTTAGGTCAGAGGAACTATCCGCAAGAGCTTCGAGAGCAAGATTTAGCTTTGATAAGCGAAAAGGGCCTCATACAGATCGACGTTACAGGAACAATCCAGTTGTCGAATACTGGGCAAGCGTTTCTTTTGAACTTCCTTAAAGAAGAATCAGACTTGGATTTAAAGTACACACCCGCATTTGAGAAGTTCTGGAAAACTTTCCCAGTCTCTGATAAGTGGGATAGATTCCAAGAAACAAGAAAGCTTAGGGTAAATAAGAAAGAAACGTTTGCTCGATATTTAAAAGCAATACAAAATGTAACTGAGGAGTATATACAAAAAGCAATAGAAACTGAAGTTGCTAATAAGAAAAGTTCTTCTCCATTAGAAAACCCGTTTAAATATATGAAGGCATCATATAATTGGTTAGCTAATGAGGAATACAATAATGTTTCATTTGAACAACAAAAAATAGTTTCAGACGACGATTTATTATAATGGAATATAGACACATATCCTATGGGGTTGATTCGGCCCTTAACTATATAGACAAGAGGAGAAAGGGCGAAATTGTGTCGCTTAAAACTTCCTTTAAAAAACTAAACAAAGCTTTGATGGCTGGCATTGACTGGGGTAGAATAATGACTATCGCAGGCCAGTCTGGAGCAGGTAAATCTACTATATTAGAACAACTCAAGAAAGATTTTTTAGATCTTAACGAAACTAAATTTGAAATTTTATCGTTTGACTTTGAGATGTTAGTAGAGGATCAGATAGCTAGGTATCTAGCGTCTGTAAGAAACAAAACTCTTAAAGATATTTATTCAGCAAATACCCCATTAGAAGATATAGAGTATGAAGCCATCAAGAATATACTTGACCAAAGAAAGAAATCTCCTATATTCTATGTAGATAATGCAGGAACTTCTGAGCAGATACAAAAAACTATTCTTACCTTTGCTCAAGAAAGAGATCTGTTAAACAAAAACTATGGTTTGGTTGTTACTATTGACCACGTTTTATTGACTAAAGGAAAGACGGGAGAACAAGAGAAAGCAACAGTAGACTCTCTAATGGAGATGTTGAACGACGTGAAGAAATACTTCGCGCATATTGGCCTTAAATGTTTGATCATTTGTCTAGGCCAGTTAAATAGAGAGATTGAAAAAATGGATAGGGTAGACAATCCTTTGTATCACTTCCCAAACAGGAATGATATCTTTGCTGCCTCATCAATATATCACACATCAGATTATGTTATAATAACACATAGACCATCAACCGTATCTGGAATAAAAGAAGGTTACGGTCCCCCAAGAAAAAACCACCCCAAAGGATTACCTTTAAAGTATCCGGGGGATGAAACAAGAGATATGATTTACTGGCATATTATTAAGGAAAGATTTGGTAAGCCGGGGATTATAGCATTAGCCGAAGACTTTAAATTTTCTAAACTAGAAGAAGTAGAACTATAATGAACTTAGTACAAATCTCCGGAATGCCTGCTACCGGAAAAACAACAGGCGCAAGATTCTTGGATCCTAAGAAAACTTACTATATAGACGCAGACGGCAAAGGTTTGTCTTGGAAAGGATGGAAGTCAGACTATAATTCTGAGAATAAGAATTATGCCAAGACAACAGACATACCAACTATTTATAAGTTGATAAAAACTATATCTGAAAGTAAGCCAGATATTAACTGTATTGTTATTGACACTATTAATGCTATTATGACCACTGAAGAAATGGAGATATTAGAGAATCCATCTAGAGATCAGTGGAAGGATTTGGCGACCTCAGTGTGGAATCTTTACAAAATGATGCGCGAAATTAAGCGAGACGATCTTGTCGTATTCGTTATGGCGCACTGTGAACCATATGATGTCAATGGCATCACCCATTACCGAACAATGACGAACGGTAAGAAACTCTCTAAAATTAATCTAAATGCTTTTCTAGCATACAATCTATATACTAAAGTAACTAAAACTCCATATAATAAATTTACCTACGATCTAATAACACAGTCTGATGGGACTACCGAAGCAAGAAGTGTTATGGGTGTTTTCGATCCTAAGATTGAGAATAACTTAGAGGTAGTAAGAAAATCAGTCCTTGAGGCTGAAATTGGTTAACTAAAACAATATAATCACTATGTATCAAGCATCTATGTTCAAAGAAGAGTCCTACTCTGGTGGAGGCTCCAAGATTCCTGTTGGTATTCACCAAGGAAATATCGTATTTAACGGACTATCCACTGACTCTACATGAACTGATATAAACTTTTCTGAGCCAGCCACTGGAAAAGTTATCCATAAACGTCTGTTTGTGCCTACTGGAGGTAACCCAAAGGAAGGAGAAAGTATCCAAGACGCATACAACAGAGAAGTAACTAAAAACCTCAAACACATTGTGCACGTAATGAGTGCCTTGTTGGGGGAAGAGGCAGTTGCCTCATTCAGCGCCGAAGACTATAAGACCTTTGTTGCTAATGCCACATCACTGCTCAATGAGCAAAAGGGCGTCGCAGTAAACCTCAAGGTAGTTCCTGATTATAAAGAGAAGATGTACCCAGAGCTCCCCTCGTATGGTAATTATGTGGAGAAAGCAGGTGGAGTTTCACGTCTTAACTTTTCCAAGAAAGAATTGGAGGCAATCAGTGAAATGTCAACAAATCGCGCTAAGAAAGATGACGGAGCAATGTCGCAAGAAGACGTAGACTCTCTCATTTAATGATTAGGGCGATAGGAGAAATCTTATCGCCCTTTTCTATTTTACCTGGTGGGTAAAGAGTGGTTCGATTCTACTCATAAAATCATGAAGACATTATCTGAACTTGTCCATAGCGACCCAAAAAAGCTTGAGAAACTTTTAATTGAGGATCCTTTAATTGGAGATTCAATTTTAATTGGCTCATTCAGTTGTTCTTTTGAAGATCAAAACGGACTTACTGTACGCTTGAAGAAGCATTACTTTATGTTCACCAGATTTTTTCATTTGAACCTTGAATCACAAGCAGAATGTTTTATATATGAAAAATATAAGGCTAGAAGAATAATAAAACTTACTATACATAAGAAATGAAGGCACTACATTACACTGCAGACTGAAAGACTTACATCAATCAAGAAGCAGCGTTTGAGTATTATATGGGGCAGAAAATAGTTATTGGCAAACTATATAAATCCCCTTTAAGAGAAGATAAACATCCAACAGCAGCCTTCTTCTACTCTGAAAGAGGAACTCTTTACTTTAATGATTTTGGTATAGCAAAGATGTATTCAGTCATTGATTTTGTCAAGGCTAAATTAAATCTTAACTACGATCAAGCTTTGAGTAAAATGATTTCCGATTTACCTTTCATGAAGGGTGGGGAAATTACTGTTAAGGAGAAGGAAGAAGTGTCTTACTCGTTTACAAGACTTCCAATTGAGGAAGCCATGTACTACTGGGATAGATATAAGATTCCTAAGCATATAGTTGCGAAATACAGTTTTTTTGCTAAAAACATTTATAAAAATGAAGAGTATTGGGCACGCTCTACCAAGAGCAATCCAATTTTTGTTTACAAATTCCCATCTGGGAATATCAAAATATATCGCCCACTAAGTGTGGATAAATCTAAGAAATGGGGAGGAAACGCTAACACTAAAGATATAGGTGGTTTATTCCAGCTTCCTCAAAAGGGAAGTGTTCTATTTATAACTTCTTCTATAAAAGACATAATGGTCTTAAGACAACATGGGTTTAACGCTGTGTGCTTTAACGGGGAAGGATATGGGACCTCCGATAAAAGTTATTCAGAAATACAACCATTTGTTGTTGGACTTAAGAAAAGATTCAAGCATATAATACTTTTTCTAGACAGTGATGACGCAGGGCTTAACTACTCTGTAAAATTGTCAAGTAAAATAAAGTGTAAATGAGTTGCTCTCCCCAGAGAAAAGGATATATCCGACTTTCAGAAAAAGTACGGCGTGCACAAGACCTTCAAACAGATCAAGAAATTGATCAAAAAATCAACCACACATGGTGATCTCCCATTTTAAACGACTGGAATTAGTCCTCGTAGTAGGCTTCTTTCTGATGATCTCATCCGTCGCACTGTCCGTTGCGGTAATGGTGGACTTCTTCCAAAAAACTTCAAACAAACTTGACGTTCTTGTACAGGACGCCTATGCTTCTAATACAACCTATGATGTCAATCTCATTGAGTATATAAACGGAAGCGCAACGCATTACTGCATTCCAGCAGAAAAACAAACACTGGCTTCCGGCATAAAGGAGTACAACGATCAGTGCTCACTGGAGTGTGCCGAAGAGTGCCCAGATTCTATCCGCATTATGTTACTGCAAACAATCTTTGATCAGCAGGAAGTTTTAAAAGACACGATGATTTACAAATGAACCACAGGAATATGTCTACCGTAGTTGGGGAAAGCTGGGTGTGGCCATTAGGCGAGGCTTTCGATGTTTTCAAAAAAGACATCATCCCTTTTATAATGGAGGAAGAAAAGACCAAAACAATCTACCCTACAACACACACCATTTTTCGGGCTTTTAAAGAAATCCCATTTGAGCATGTGCGTGTAGTTATACTTGGTATGGATCCCTATCACGACGGGAGTGCTACTGGAATTGCTTTTGATAATCCTAAGAATGGAAAAATCTCACCATCGCTGAGAAACATTCTTAAGGAAATCGAAGAAGATACCGGTAAGCCTTCTATTGGGTTTGACAATTCCTCATCGTATCTTGAACACCTGCCTTCTCAAGGAGTATTGCTCCTAAACACAGCGCTGACAGTCGAAAAAGGAACCCCAGAAAGCCACTTGGAAATTTGGAAACCATTTACCTATAATGTTATTAAAGCTCTCTCTAAAAAGGACAAATTAGTTTGGGTACTTTGG